GCTTTTGTAGGCTTTGATACACTGTGGAAGTATCGACGATTTTGTGACATATGCTTTAAGCCCTGCCATTGTGTAAGTAGGTTCAAGCCATTCGGATGTGACGTTTCCATCGCCTCCGCTAATTTGTGTAGGTGATTCGGCTTTTTTAACAGGAGCGTCAGCCTTTATAACGTGAACTGCAACCCCCGGTTTCTGTTTTATTTTATTAGGCAAGAACGACCGCCTCCTTTGTGTAAAAATACCGCCTTATACCAATATCCAATTGAAAAGTTTATAAAAAATCAAGTGAAAATTCCCATATGATGATTAATGTGCCGTTCCCCTTCGCAAAGGATTGCAACGGCACGGGTATAATGTGCCGCGGTCAGCACGGATATTACGCAGATTTTTTATCAACACTTTTATTGGATATTGGTATTATGGCGGTTAGTTTTGCTATTCGTTATTTTCTTCATCAGCGGACACATCATTTTCGTGTTCCGCTATTTCAGAGGAAACATCGGTGTAAGTGACGTTTTTGTTTTCGTAACCAATCCGATAATGTTTTGTGTTATTTTCGGTCGCCGTAATGATAATCAGGTCGTTGTCCTCCAAATAATCCGCAAGCGGAACGCCGTCAATAATTGACTTCACATCCTTTGTTGTGGGCTCTTTGTTTAGGGTTGCATATACGATATTTTTGTCCATTTTATAATTCATCCTTTCTTTCTACCATGCTCTCATGCCGCCAATCAGTGCCTTTTTGTGCCACAAGTACACGTCGGGACCTACTTCGTTTGAGTGCATCGTGATTGTTCCGGGGTCGGGATTAACACGGAAAATGCTGTCCTCTATCGTGTCGGGCACGTTATTTAACACCACACCTGACACCTCACCTTGTAACAAATATTTTAACGCAGGTGCTGTAGTTGCTATTCTAAATCCTTTGCAATTTAATGCTCTGTAGATATAAGCGAAGTCTTGTGTTGTCGGCAAAACCACAATTGGGTTAAAATCAATTTCGTAGTTATTCTGCCTTTCCAAGAATATTGCGGCGACGGGTGCGGTCACAATCCCGGTGTTGTCCGGGTAAATATCAATCCAATTGTTTGCGGATTCAATTCTCGCTCTTGTTACAGCGTTGTCGTTAAACCTTATGCCGTATGCTTGCGACACGTATCCTGTTTCGGCTAACGAGCCTTGATTGACATACATATTATTGACGAAGAGCCAAGGCGTTTGGTTGCCGTAAATGTTAAGAACGCCGCGTATCATGGGTGCGGTGGCTTTGGAAATAGTTGTTCCGTTTATCGCAGTTGAAGTATTGACGAGAATTCGATATGCCCCTATATTCCTGTAAATCTGCACTAATCTTTCTATAAGTAACCTCGGCGACAGTCTGACAAACGCATCCGCATTTACGGTGTTGTAGTACATGGAAACGTGGTCGTCAATAACGCTGCCTGCATCTCGATTTCCACGAAGTTCAACATACGCGCTTGCTGTACATACGTTATATGCTACATATGCGTTTCTCAAAATCAAGCCCGAATCGGGGTTTGGATTTATGCCAAAATACTGCCTTGTTTCCACATATGCACTTGAACATTTTCCGTATGTCGTACGCAATGATTGCGCTTGTAATCTACCGCCGGCAGTTTGCCCCCATGAACCGGCAAGGACGTAGTTTGTACCGTTTGAATTATTGGCAACCTCCGAAAACCTCATTCAAGCATCTTGACGAATAAAAATTTCGCCATGCTTCGTTATTCGTCGTTTAAATAACGCGGTTATTCGCACTCCTCATGCCTTGCCTGACAAAATTTTTATTCGCCAATCTACTTGAAGCAGGTTTCCGGAGGTCGCCTATTGTTCAACACCGACATAATGCCGAAACCGGGTATGCGGCGTATAGTGTATTCAACAAGAGTTGAGCTATTTACCGGGAAGGAATCGTCGCTGTCAAAAGTCAGCCGTAATCTGTTTTCCTGCCCTGGGGTGTCGCTAAATTCAGCGGCAATAATTTCGCGAGACGTGCTCGTTGTTATAGCAGGACTGGTAATCCTGCATCCGACTACATCACGCGGGTAGTTGGTAGCGCGAAGATCGCCGTTCGATTCAATTTGTCCCGGTGCAATTTTTCTGTACGTTCCGCCTGTCGATGTGAGTGACGTTGCCAAGTCGCCGAAAGTTTTGGGTGCGGTAAGCGTACAAACCCATGCGTTAGCGTTTCTCCACGCAATACCTGCCAACCCTGAGGATAATGTTATCACGTTATTTACCGTATCCACTTCTGCTATCTTCCGTCCGTTTGATAGGTTATTGGAAAACACAGTGCCGTCAGCCACTAAAATACCGCAAGGTAATTCTTTATCTTTTGCATAAGCAATCATTCTCGCTATTTTGTTATTAGTTCCGTACCATAAACGAGTGTTGCCTGTGTTGTAGAAAAAGCGTATTGTCGCGTTATATGGACGCGGTTGTGTAAATGCAGAACTCAATGTAATTGTCTGTGTATCGGGGTCATAAGCGGTGACTTGTTTGGTCGTTCCGGTAAAGTTGCCCGCGTTGGATGCGGATGTGTGGGCGTTCTCGAACATGGCGTTCATGCCGACAATACAAGCCGCTTGCCCTGCGGTAAGTGCGGCGGACAGCTGTACCGTATTCCGTGACGTACCGTTATTATCCGCTAACGCTGTTGCGGTAAAGTGAGTGGCAAAGGTTGATGCGGCAGCGTTCTCCCCGCAGTTTAAATAACAGTTCCGCCCCGTTCTGTTGTACCCTGTATAAACGTGTTGCACCGTCGGCTCTGTTCCGGGAATCCAACCCGACTGTACGGTGAAATAACAGTCGTACAAGCAGTCGTTATAATAAACATAGCTTGTGCTTGCCACAAACGCACCGGGATAGTCGGAATAATCAAACTCGCCTACAGGCAACTCGGTATAGTTGCTATAGATTATGCCGAAAACGCTGTATGCTCTGTTTCGGTTGATATTTATAACTCCAGGCGCGGTAGTTCCGGCGGCAGGAGCTGTGCCGGAATTTACTCTGCCATGAGCGTCAACGACACCGAGTTCTGTGAGTCCGCCTTGTCTGTAGATAACATCGCCGCGTTGTGCAATGTTGTTCAACATAGATAGACCTCCCGTAATGACCGAGTGCAATCTTTGCCTTGGTGCGGCGGGAGAAACGGTGGTCGCACTGTTCCAGTTAAATTCTACTTGACCGTACTGTGTGCGGTTGCTGTCGATGATGACGTTACCGTTAATTCTTTCTGCATTGTTGTTAATGAGCAAACGTCCCACATCGTTCCACTCAATACGGACGGCGGCAAGCGTTACACCGTTGTTTATATTTATGTCAAGATATGAATTACGTAATTTCAAACCGTTAATTCTCAAAGTGGCAGTCGTGGATGTGCCGGGGTTAATGTTGATTGTAAGCGCATAGAATGTATCATTGTTTACCCAAAGGGTGCTGTCTTGTAAACGACGGCTAATTATTTGGGTCAAAGTTTGGTTTCCGTTTAATTCGTCCGTGGTAAAGTCCAATGTCAAGCTCGATGTTCTTCTTGTAAATGCACCGACGTCTTGCGATAGCTGGTCGATTGCACCTTGAACAGTAGTCGCACTCAGCCATTCTCTTATTAGATGGTCGAATGATACTTCACCGGCATTTGGGATTTTGCCCCACTTCTCGCGGTCTTGTGTGGTTACGTGAACGCCGTCTTTTGCTTCATGACCTTGCAAAGCCGCCGCCGCTGTTCCGATAGCAGAATTCATTTTTTCTGTCGCTCCGCTAACTGTTTCGTACAAAGACATATCGGCAAAGAAGTTAAGCGGCAGCCACTCTAATTGTGTCGGGGAAACATTGTATGCAAATACGATTATTTCCTCGTTTTCTATCATGTAACTGTCATAGTTGGAAGAAGTAAGGGGAAGTCCTGCACGGTTCGGAACTGGGCCTTTATCCACAAGCAAACTCTTTAAGAGTTCATGTATAAGTTCGTTTGTTTCCGCTTCTGTTAAATAATCGGTTAGTTTTGTGTCGGTATGTATTTTGGCACTTTCCTCCGCCGCCTCTACCTCTGTTTTTAAAGCAAGGGCAGGACGTGCCGCTTCAAAAACAGGGTCGGTTTCGGTTGTTATTCCGCTTTCAAGCTTTTCGTTGACCTCATTTGCCCATGTGTCGATGTCGGACATATCGGCGTTGTAATCGCCTTGGATGGTGATAAAATCGTCCGGTTCAAATTGGCTCAATCCAAGTGTTTCGGTTCTCAATGAACTATTTCTATCTGTCACGCTAATCTCTCCTTTCCCAGACAAGCTGGAAATAATAAATAATAAAGGATAAATAAAAAATATTTTGAAATTTAATTTTGTAGAATTTGTATAATTATTGCCTGCCAAAATCATGCAGGATTTGAAAATACAATACCTTTATATGTTATATTTTTGATTGATTTTTAGTTTATCGAAGTCGCCTACCGTTATTCTCTTTGTGTCGGTAGTGAGTTTATATAGGGAGTTTATAATATCTTGCAACGGCTCGGCATTCCCTGTGGCGGGGGTGAACAGTATCGGCATATCGCCGGGGTCACCTTTCGGCCCTGCCGGACCTGTTGCTCCTGTATCGCCTTTTGGTCCTACCGCACCATCGTCACCTTTCGAGCCGGGCGGACCAGTTGCTCCTGTATCCCCAATTTCCCCTTGCGTACCGGTTGCAGGCACACCTGTGTCGATATAAGCATTCGCGACAGGATCGAAAACTTGCCATGTGCCGCTTACAATCACGGGGTAATTTACAGATACACCGTTTAAGGCGACACTATCGGTATAGTTTTTCGCTTTCTTTCTTATAAAGCTTGCGAATGAAAAGTCCCAAGCCATATTCATTTCACCTCCTACTGTACTATCCATGACAGCGTTTCACCATCATACATATAGACATTTTGCGTATCCATCTCGTAGAAGGTTGAGCCGTGACGGTCTGTTGGGCGTTCGGGCTTAGTGTCGGTGGATTTTCCTCGCCATTCCTCTATAAAGGTATCTCTGCCCATAAGGTGATTTTTGCCTGTATTAATCAATGCCGGTGATATGCTTGACATCGTTATTCTCTCCCATCAAAATAAATTATTGATTTAATTTTTCACTCTGTTTACGCAATAATCCTGTTGTTCTTATTAAAGCGTTGTATTCTGTTGTTATTATTCTTATACGTGCGTATAATTGTTCTCCTATTACGTAATCTTTGTTTTTTATTCTTTGTTTCAATTCTTTTTTGCGTTTTTTCAAAATCATTGCCGTTTCAGCATATTGATTTGCTAATTGTTCTATGGTCATTTTTTATCATCCTTTTATTGGATATTGGTATCAGTTTCCGCGTATTTTTGTTGGCAAGCAAAGCAAAAGGACACAGTCCGCTTCGTCCGGGGACGGCAGACCGCGCGCCTTCATTGCCTTTTTGCTCTCTACAATCATTTTGCTACGCTCGTTCATCGTATATTTACGCGTTGACATTTGACCTATTAAGTCGTTGTCGTTCGGAAGTATAAGCTCAATTTCCTTTGGCTTTCCGTTTTCATCATAGGGCGAGAGTAAATCCCTCACGACAGACATCATATAGGTGGTGCTGTCCGCATAATACTTATGCTTTATCGTTTGCCCGAACAGAACGGGCAGTATCTCCATCCATTTGTATTTGTCCTGCTCCGCTCTTTTAATCTGGCGTAAGCGGTCAGTAACTCCGCCGCCAAGACCGCCGTCGTCAATCTTGATAGGGATTTTACCCTTAAATCCGTATTTATCTCTCAATGTTTCGCCGAGTATGACAATATCGGCGGCAGTCCTCATAAGGTCTTGACCCCGCCGTTTGCTGTGAAATGCTATCTTCTTATTGACCTTGTATCCTATAACGGTTTTGTCGTCTCCATAACGCGCAACGTCGCAACCGATATGTATACTGTCAACCACTGTATCCGCGTCCTCCGGCTCTGTGTACTTGGCGGAGGCTTCAAGCAGGGCAAGGGGGATAAACACATCGTCCTCTTGGAGCGGAAACTCGCCGTAAACCCTTACGCGGATAAAGTTACTGTCCTTGCCGTATTTGATTATGTTGGCTTCGATGTTCTCTCTGTTCGTCCTCGGGCTGTCAAGTGCGTTTACAACGTGGCATTTATACATATGCCGGTCTTGTGTATGGCTATCGTGGAAGGTGCCAGATGTTTTTGTCGGATTGCCGAACATGGCGATTTTATTGTTTTCGCCGGACAGCGTGCCGAGTATCGCCTCCATAATCGGCTCGGCAACACCGGAGGCTTCGTCTATGAGAAACAGCATATTCTCTTCGTGGAAACCCTGCATATTCTCCGGCTTAGTGGCGGTTCGCGCAACCGCAAACCAACGCTTTTCCATACCTACCATGTAGATGTAGGTTTTCGTCCATTTCAGAATAACCGACAGTATTGGGCTTCGTGCTTGCCATTTCGCAACCTCAGACCACAGGACATCATGCAGTTGTTGACGTGTCGGAGCGGTGGCGACAACGCGCGAAAACGGAAAGCAGCTCAAAAACCATAACAACAAAGCGGCCTCAACGCCTGTCTTACCGACGCCTTGACCGCTTCGTACCGTTACCCTGCGATTATCCGCTACATTTTGTGCAACTTCCGCTTGCCAAGAATCGGGCTCGAATTGCAACACTTCACGGAAGAATATAACAGGGTTCTTTTTGTATAGCTGTTGCCGTTGTGTAAAGAACTCTACTCTATTCAATCTGTCCCGCTCCTTCCGTCAATGCTATTATCCAATCATCGGCAAGCGTATTCCCTTTGGTACCGTTTTTGCTCTGCCTGATTTTATTAAGTGCCTCTATACACCGGGTCTTTTGCGACTGCACACGGGTTAATTCGTTATGAGCTTTCAGTATGAGGTCGCTGTTCTCGACCGTTGTTGTGCTGATGTTAATATCGCGCCCGGGTAATTTGCCGCCCGAATCAATCTTAGCTTGCTGCCGTTCGTTATATAACGCTTTCGCTTCGGAGCGTTCTTGCTCATTTCCATCAAACTCGCGGCGGCGTTCATTTCGATTCACCGTACCGACTATAAGGCCGTGGGTATCTTCTCCACGCCGCCCGAGGCTTTGTATTTTTTGAATAAGCCAACGCTCCCGAACGGTCAAGAGTGCAATTTCTTCTACCAGCTGTTCTTCTTCATCGCTTGATACGCTTTCGTAAACTTCCTTGTCTTTTCCTTCGAGAAGGTCATCAAAAGGCTTTGCATATATACCATGTTTTTCTGTGTTTTTGTTGCGGAGAGGTGCACCGCCGCCGGGATTGCCCTCGGCATTTTTGTTGCCCTTGGGTGCACCTTTTTTCTTCTTGGTTTGTGGAGCGTTTTTAAGTGGAGCGTTCCCCTTATCGCAAGTGGAGCGTTCCCCTTGTTTATTTTTAGATGTTTGCTCCGACGATTCCTGCTTATCCCAACCGTCAACAGATTTCCATTTACGTACTTTTGAGGGAGTAACGCCAAGCCGTTGTGCGATTTCTACAAGTTTCATTGAACCTTTGTTCTCTTTGTACATCTGCTCCGCTTTTATACGTTCTTCGCTTTTCGCTCTTGGCATTTACCTCCCTCCCTTTGGTGATTTGAGTTTGTTTTGCCTTCGCCAATAGTCAGCGGTTAGATTTCGAGCGTTTCGCCGTTTGTTTTGGTAATAATTGTCAAACAATAGTAAGCACTTCGGCGGAACTATACGGGGTATCCTTTTTAACCATCATCATCAAAAAGTCCTCTTTCGAGAAGTCGGACAGTCTAAAAATTTCCTCCGGCTTCATTCCGAGTTGTTTGCCGATTTCTTCTACATTCTTGCCTTCACCCATTAAACGCCGTATGATTGCTTTCATGGGTTCGAGTAAATGCGTACCCCTTGCGCGGTTATGCGTTACCGTTCCGTAGATGTTCCCGCTCTCGTCTGTATGCTCCACAATGACAACAGGAACTTTGCCGCCGAGTTTTGTACGCAGCGGTTCTTCTCCTGCAACCGTCCAACGGTGGAATCCGTCAATGATTGTCATGTCCGGGCGAACGACGATGGGTAGCGTCCATCCATTTGTAATGATGGATTGAGTGAGTAGTTGTAAATTCTCGCGGCTGACACGGTTGGGGTTGTAGTCATTAGCCTTTAGCGTACCGTGAGTGACCCATTGCAATGTGTTCAGCGGGTCAAATATCTTTTTGCTCATAGCACAGTCACCCCCTCCTGTGCCTTTTTTGCACTTACGATATAACGCCCGTATATTCTGTTGAACAACGAACGATATGTCCTTAGTTTCGGGTCGCCGCGAACAAGACCGTCGTAAATCTCCCGGAAGTCGCGTTGGTCTCCAAAACTGCTGATTTGCATAAAGAACATTCTATACCGTTTTGCCACGTTCAGCTTTGACGGAGTTGTGAAGTTGCCTTCCATATCCGCAAACATGGCAATAAGGAGTGATTTGTAGTCCTTATCTTCACCCGCCCCTTCGAGTTTCTTCCTGTTCTTGGTCCGCCGTCCAAACATTTCACTGTCCCAATACATCGCGGCAAGGTAAGCGTTTGGTTCACGGAGCGTTATGCGATCCATTAAATCGGGATAATACTCGTTCATCTGTACAAGGCTTTTGGCGGAGTCGATAGTGAAGAACTGTGATATACGCAGTGCGTTTTTACTTGTACCGGATTGCCATAGGTAGAGGTATGCGTCGGGGATTTCTACCTTCTGTTCAAGTAGGTATTTCCATACATCGTTGTTCGACCAGTCGTAAATAGGGAATACCTGTCTTTTGCTTGTTACCGACCGCCCTGACATCGTCATTGTCGCAAGGTTCTTTAGACGTTGGATTGATTCTGCGGCCCGTATGCCAACCATTGTGATTCCGTCCGCACATAGGCGCGGCAGAAAGTCTTGGTAGAAGTCCTTTCGGGCTCTTAGCATCGGGTGACTGCGAATAGCAAAAGAGGGCGGCCGGCGTATCCAGACGTCCTCTTTTTCTCTGTCCCAACAAATATATGATTCATCTTCGGTCAGTTCGTTAAAGCATGAGAAGTGTTTTACCTCAATGCAGTACCAATCGAATGCAGCGCCAAGCGATAAGAATTTGCGGCGCCAGGTCATTACAGATTTTTCTATGCACGGGTAAATCCCTTCTTCGTCTATGAAGTGAACACTCAATCGGTCTGCCCGTATCTCGCCGCGGAGTATAAGGTTCACTACAACCTGTGCAAGTGCAAGGCTGTCTTTTCCTCCGCTAAACGACATATAAACGGGTACACCGTTGTTGAATATGTTTTTGATGCGCTGCTCTGCCGCCGCAACAACATCTATTCCTGCTTTACATCTCTTTATAGCCAAATTGTTTCTCCGCACTTAGGACAAGTTACATACCTTTTTACATCGGTTGTTTCCTCTGCGGGCGGCTCTGCAGAGGATTCGTCCGCCCCGCCGTTTGAATTTTCGACGGTTGTAATAATTGCTTGCTTTTTTTCGCGGGCGACTTCCATATCGGCTATGTCGTTTGCTCCAATCGTGCCGTACTCGCTAATTCTTTGTGATACTTCGTCGGCGGTGGCTACCATTGAGCGGAGTATTCCCTCGTCAAAGCCGGGTATGTCGAAATCGTGCTTTAACTCGTCGAGAAATTGGTTGAAGGTGTCAAGGTTGTCTATGCCCAATCCGAAGATTTTGTTGTCAGCTATCATCAATTTCTTTTTCTGATTTTCCGTCAACCCTTCGACCTTGTAAAAGTCGCCCTCTTTCTTTTCGAGGTGTATAAGTGTTTCGTATAGTCCAACCCCTGCCATAATGACGTTGTTTTCGTCTATGACAATGGGGCGTATCTGCCCGAACATCTTTACGCTTCGTGCAAATTCCTGTATCTGCTTTTCGGTGTGTATTCGCACGTTGCGCTCGGGCTTGGTAATTTTCGAGAGAGGCAGTTTAATCGTTTTCACTTTGCCACCCCCTTCAGGAAGTGGCGTGCGCTTTCGATTTGTTCCGCCGCACCGATTACGATATTCGGGTCAATGCCGTATATTTCGCTCCATCCGTTTTCCACCGAGCCGGTCCATTGACGTGCCGGCCACGGGTGTGTTCCGCATAAATAGCCTTTTTCCCAGCCATAAATTGGCGGCATAGCTATTTCGTGATAATGAATATATGCGAGTATGTGTTCGTGCTTCCAGTCTGCCAGAGGCGAATACCGCGTTACTCCATAACCATCTGTGTAACTGTCAGAGCCTTTGCCGACATAGTTCCCGTCAGCTCGGCGACGTCCAAGCAAAAGAAGGTCGAGTTTGTGCTTTATAAAGTAAAGCCTCTGTGCCTTGTGCTGTACATTCGAGAACCACGGTGCCGCCGATGCGCTGTTTTGAGGAAACAACAAGTCGATGTGCTTTAACAGCCATGCCATGCCAAGTCCTGTGTTGACTATCTCGCACCCTGCCGGTTTGTTCTCGTTTATCCAGTCCATAAAAGCAGGATATTCGAGGCCGCACACGCCGATCATGCTGTCGGTGATTCCGGCACGTTCGCACAAATGACCGAGCACAAGGCTGTCTTTGCCGCCACTCCATGCGTATGCGGCTTTTTTGCCATACGTTGCTTTTTGGATTTTTTCTACAGTTTCCTGTGACAATTTTTCGAGTTCGTCACGGCTGACAAGACTTTCGATATTTGCCATCGCTTCAAGCCATATGCTGTTCGGCATACGTTGTTTACGTTTCATATTCATTTGCTCCTCCGCTTTCTCTTATCTCGAATAGTCAAGATTATCGAAACGGTAAGCATTGCCAAAACAACGAATGTCCGTGCGGACGCCATCATCGTCCATATGCCGAGAAAGCCCATCGGGATAACGAGCTGCCATGCGGCGAGAGCTGCGATGTTGAGCGTAATTCCGAGCTTGCGGCCGAAACAGATGTAAATGCTGTAAATGAATCCTGTCACGGTCGAGAACGCCACCAGCGTTACAAGGAACGCCCTTATGGTATTCAGAAACGGGTTAAACGTGGTCCACGCCAATAAAAACGTGAACGTGAGATATGCACCGAACAGCAGTCCGCCCATGACGAACACACGGCGGATTTTGATTTTCTTCGTGCCGTCCGTGTTTTTGTCGTTGTAGTCGAATATCTCATAGAAGAACGGGTACATAAACGCCCCGGGCAGGAGCAGGAAAAACCTCTCAAATCCCATGCCCAGGTTATCAAGCCCGAGCTGGAGAGGTATCATATTCCCACGGGAGTAAATGATTGCCAATGCTGTTATTATAATACCGAGTGCGTAAACTATCGCCCATGATGTATGCCCAGCCAGTACGTTCCGTATCATTCCGCGTATTATCAGTAAAACGATAAATATCGCCGCAAAAGTGAAAGCCAACACCATGCCAAAAGTTTCGGTAAGCGGTGTCGGTTCGAATATCGTCTGTACTCCGCTGAGGTTCACCCACAGATTCATAATGCAGAGCAAGCCGAAGACATACCTCATGATCCTACTGCGAAACATTTCACGCGCCTTTGGTAGAGCGGAAACGACCAATCCAAACACAATGCAGGCGAGTGTATTTCCTACTGCCCACATAAGGAAGGGGATAATGCCGTAAGTTTGAGCTGTTTGGATTCCCACCATCAGAGAACCCACGCCGGCCCATGTTGCCGCTATCGACATTGAGTAAAATAGCGACGGGTTGTTTTTAAATTTGCTTGTTAATCTTGAAAACATTGCGTTTTCCTCCTTATAGCAATATCCAATTAAAAAGTTTATAAAAAATCAAGTAAAAATTCTCATATATGATTTTTACGCAGATTTTTTATCAACACTTTTATTGGATATTGATATTATATATGTTTCCCTCACCGTCAGTCATTGGCGAAATAACAGCCGGTAGGGTTACACCGTGTCAAGGAGCGAACACGGTGCTACATTATACCAATAGCCAATTAAAAAGTTAATAAAAAATCAAGTGAAAATTCTGATATACGGTTTTCACGCAGATTTTTTATATTTACTTTTATTGGATATTGGTATTTGCCTCCTTCCAAATAAAATTACCGTCCCCGGCGAAAGGGACGGCAATATGACGTTTCTGATTGCTTTGCATAATAATGCGTATTTTAACTTTACCACACCGAAAAAGGGAAGTCAAGGGACATAGGGGGACATAAGGGGACATTGGGGGACATCTTTTTAGAATTTTATTTCATTTGCTCAAAAAATACCTGTATAATCCTCTTTGCCTGTCTGTAGCTATATCCGACAAGCTGTGCGGCATCGCCGATGGTTTTACCTTCGATGTATTTCCATACAAGAAGTTGCCGAACAACGCTGTCTTCGACAGCTTCTATGTACCGTTCGACGGCATCGCACTCCGCTTCAAGTTTCGTCTTCCTTTCGATAAGCCGCGGTATGGCACGAGAACCATACCCCCTCAGCGTGATAATTTTAGGGTACCCGGTGGAGTAATCTTTCACATAGTCTGCAACAATTTCCTCATCGTTCTCGGCAGACAATATTTGAGCATCCAACATAATGATTTCACGTTGCAAATTTCCATATTGTTCTATTTTTCGTTTAGTCATTTGTTCTTTCATTTGACACGCCGCCTCCCTATGTGGTAAAATAGTCCTTGTGTAGGGAGCTGTCCGACCGTGAGGGAGGGCGGCTTTTTTTATTTAATACTAATATCTGTTTTCATAATTAACTTCCAAATTCCTCAATCTCCACCTCAATGCGTGGATTTTCTCGATCCAATTCAACAGGATTAATATATAACTCCACGCATTTTTTCGTATCGTTTTGTATAATTCCCGCCATGACCAGCCCGTCAAGGATATATTTGTTCGCAGAAATCACATTATCGCTATCCCTACGTAAATTTTGTTCATAAAAAGTGATGGTGATTTTCACACGTCCACTTACTGGGAATAACCTTTGCTGCTTACATACCCAATATACAAATTCGGTGTATCTTTTCTTGAACCTACTCCCCGTCGACCAGTGCGACCTCGCGGCAAATTCAGCTTGATTGCGGCTCGGTAATTTGCCTTTAATGATTAATTTTTGCATGATTTATTCTTGCCTTTCATATTCAACATATATTTTGCAACCCCAATTTCCGCCCACACATCGGGCAGAAATTTATGTTTATAAATTGTTTTTGACAACAATTTGTTTTATCCTTAAACATGATTTTATTTCCGACAACACCGATTGTGAGGTTAAGCTGATTATACATAGTAAAAGGTTGCCGATCACATTCATGACAGGGGCTTGATTCATCTATTGAATTTTGTTCGTCATAATTGTATTCGCAATCTTCACACTCTAAAAATCTATCAATTTCTGCGTATGGGTAGTTTTCTATAATTCTAAATAGAGTTTTCCAACCGCCGACACCGCAATATTTGCACCCTTTTTGTGTTTCGGATTCGTATTTTTCTAATTCTGTAATTGTTTCTCGAATATGATTGTTTTGTAATTCCCAAACCGATGGTAGGATTTCATCCTTTGGTTTTGCATTTATTGCGTAATTATCCGATATTTTAAGTTGTTTTTTTAATTTATCAACAAGCATTAATATTTTATTTGTTTCCATTAATATCGCTCCAATCTAACCACTGATCGCAATTTCCACAATATGGTGTACGGTTTTTCGCATTTTCTCATAATGAATTCTCTCCTTCTTCGATTATAATTCCTTGTAATACCGAATGTTTTGCCCTGCTGTTCATATAGTCAAGGACGGTTTGATAGCTTGCGTATAACGCTTTGGCGGCTTCCCGAACGCTCCGATACTTCACACCGTTTGCTATGACTTTTCGTGAACGAGAGCGGTGTCCTGTCCGGCGGCCGTGTTCCGCTTGTGTGTAGAGCCGAAGATTATCAGCTGAGCAATTAAGCGGATCTCCGTCTATCACCTCGACATAATCGCCGTCGCAATATTCGGGGACAAAGTGCCTCGCAACGAGATTTTTAAGAGTGTATTCTTTTTGGTTTATTTTTACTGTCGCCTTGCCTCTCTTTATGTAGACGGCGGCACGGCTTTCGATATAGCGGACCTTGCTCGTCTTAAATACAGCGCCGTCCTCACGCACAGAATAGTAGAATCGCTTGCCCTCGCATATACGAGAGTGTAGCATTAAGTCTGTTTTCGTCAATTCCATCGCACCCTTCTTAACCGATATTCTGCTGTCCCCAACGGATTTGGAATTGTCCGTCCTCATCCTTTTCACGAACCATAAGCATATTAAAAAGCTCATAATCAATGCCGAATTTTTCCAAAACTTCCTCGTTTTCCGGTACCTGGTCTTTCATAAAGAGATTCAACTTTTCTTTATTAACGACCATGTGTAGCAGATTGCTTTCGATGCTCCCCGCGTATGTGACAAAGTGTATTTCCTTTTGTCTTGTTGAGTTATACCGCACAAAACGGAAATACCATTGACTCATGCTCGCGTTGTTCCAGTGAAGCTCCGGGATGATTGCCTTGTCAATAAAATCAGCGTTGATACTGCATGATAGGGATTGTTGTGTGCAAAGCAGTATTCCATTCCTCGTCTTTTCCAGTTCCGCAAGGACATTCTTCCTCTTTTTCAAAGTAGTGCTGTCGCCGGTAACGATTACAACAGGGCGGTCCGGCATAGCTTTTGCAATAGCCGCAGCGTAGGTGTTCAGCGTTGCGATGTGTCTAACGCCAATCGCGGCACGGGTGTCGTCCCATTTTTTGAGAAGACTTATAACGGCTTGCTGTTTCGCCGGCGTTCCGTCCCCATAATCGCTCATGCTGTCGGGAGCGGCACATATGCGAAGAAGCAAGGTAATTTGTTGAATTAGCCTCAACATGGAATCTTTGCGGCTGTTCCCGGTGGAGCTGAAATACTGCCACCTCATTCGCTCAAACTCTTTAATCGCTTTGCCGTAGATGGCACGGTCATCGTCTGTAAAGTCCACGTTATGCTGAATGATGTCGTATATCTGCTTGCCGGTCACTTCCTCAAAGGTACGGGTGATAACCGTTTTGTCGAGTATTCTCTTTAAGTCGTCAGAGTTGTAGATGTCCTGTGTCTTTTGCCCTATGCCGAATACCGTCACCTTTTCCGGTAGATGTGCGGCCGCGAAAAGGGAATATCCCTTCTTGTACGGCGGGAACGGCTTTCCGGCATCGTCATTGTAAATTTTGTTGTGACTGCTCGAGCCATCCTCATTTTTAACAACCTCATATATATATTCGCTCTCGCAAATCATGTTCTCAGAGTTGTTGTAAAGTAGTTCAAGTTGCGGCCAGAACTCGTTGATGTTGTTTCGGGTGCTTGTGCCGGTCATAAGGGTTTTATAGCGTACTCGACGAAAAACCTCGAGCATTGCCTTTGTCCGCTTAGAATCCATGCTTGTGATAGCATCTGATTCGTCGAATATAAGGCAAATATTTTGCCCTTTCATTTTGATGTATTTGCTCAGATGTTTTCTGTACTTGCTAACCATGTCGAGGGTTATGAGGGTTATTCCGCCGTCTTTCAATCCGTCAATATTCTTCGCTCGCAGTATCAGTGTAGACTGTATTCCAAAGTCGGGCAGAACGTCCGCCCAATTGTTTTTAATTGAAATTGCCGTCGATACAATAAATACTTGACGCACTTTATTGTGTTGTAGTCTATATAAGGC